TGTGTTGCGTTCAGGTACAGCTGATAACGATTTGAACCCAATCAAATCAACAGGCATGTTGCCAAAAGGCACACACGTGGTAACACGTTTGAGCTCAAGCAAAGCTTGGTGGGTACAAACTGACGCTGAAAACGGTTTGATGTTGGTAATGCGCCGTCCAATGGAAAAATCTATGGAAGGTGACTTTGAGACTGACTCAATGCGTTACAAAGCAACAGAACGTTATGCTACAGGTTGGCATGACGCTCGTAACATCTTCGGTACAGCTGGTCTATAATTAGCTAACATCGATAGACAGAAAAGCCACCCTAGGGTGGCTTTTTTGCATTCTAAGGGCGCTAAACAAGAAGATTATGCATTAGTATGCATAGGAAGATTAAATCCCATTCTGACCACCAAACTTCCTGGTGAGACGACTTAGAGACAGCTTGGGATAACCACTAAGATAAGGAAATTAACATGTCATCAACTTTTACCTCACCAATTCGTATTTTTAAACGTAACAATCCATCAAACGACGGCACTATCGCCCCAGATAACACAGGCGTAACAAGTGCATCACAACAAAGCTATATTACTAATCCTATTACTGCAACATCATTTGCAGCAGGTACATTTACAACAGCTGACGTAGGATCAACAACTGCAACAGCGTTTGTAGTTCCTGCAGGATCTATGATCACAAACGTGCGTTTTTATCAAACAACAGCAGCAGCCTCTTTGTCCGGCGGCGTTATCACTGTGTCACTTGTGACAACTAGCACATCAGACGGAACACTAACAACCACCACCGTTGGTACTATTACCCCAACAGCAGCTGGAGGCGTAATTTCTTGGGTTTCTACAGCAACAGCAGCGGCAGCAGTGCTCTTAAACAACATTGGTTTGTTAGATGCAACATTGACATTTACTTACGCTTTAGGAACACTTGCAAGTGGATCAGTAAGCGGCACATTTGATGTATCTTACGTGCCACGTAACGTAGATGGATCTATCTCTGCATATGGTTCAGGCTTAACTAACTCATAATTAATTGATGGGGGTCACCCCCCATCTTTCTAACTATTAAGGAAAATTAATTATGGCTACAAATTTACAACAAGTATCTCCCCCGCATTCCGTAACGATTCAGGGAGCTTATGAGCCATTTGAACTTCAAGTGGGTCGCAATCAAATTATGGGGCACGCTCCGTATTTTAGATTTGGCTTTGCTAACGCTATTGGAACAACACAACAAACTATCACTCCAGCGGTCGCTGCCGGGGCCGCATACGCGTACCCATCAGCCGCTACAGTAATGAAAGTATCTAGCTCATCAGCAAGTGATGCAGCAGCAGGCACAGGCGCTAGAACTATTTTAGTAGCTGGGTTAGATGCCAATTACAACGCAATTAGCGAAACTGTAACATTAAATGGACAAACATCAGTAAATACTTTAAATAGTTATTTACGTATTTTGTACACTGAAATTCTTACTGTAGGATCTAGCGCAGGACAAGTTGGTACTATTTATATTGGTACAGGCGCAGTAACAACAGGCGTTCCGGCAACTATTTACTGGCAGTCTGAAATTTCGTATAATAACTTTGGTTTTGCTGGATATACTGTTCCAGCTGGATACACAGCGTACATTACAAGCTATACTATTACAAGTCAATCCACAACAGCAAACGTTAACGTATCTGCCGCTTTAATAATTTATGAGTTTGGTAAGGGATATTCAGAAATTCAATCAACTGCTCGTATGACATCTAACAGTTCGTTTGATCGACATTTTGATTATCCATTTGCCATTTCTGAAAAGAACGATATTGAACTTCGCGCATGGGCAACTACTACAGGTGTAGTAAACGTTACTGGCGAAATTCAATTTGTATTAATTAAGAACGATAGTCAAACTGCGTAATGCCTATTTATCTTGACACGCGGGGTAATTCTGTCCTATCTGTAGCGATCTGTGATCGTTGCAGTAGGAAGTTCCCGTATGTCGATTTAATGCCAGATCCTAATTTTCCAGGATTACGTGTCTGTAAAGATGACGTAGATCAGTTTGATCCTTGGCGTCTTCCGGCAATTAAAACAGAAAACATATCACTTAGGTTTCCAAGACCTGATACCAATATTGCAGTGGATACCGCACAAGTGCAAACACAAAGCAGCGATTCAATCTTTATTGAAGGGGTTCCTCCTTATTCTGGTCAACAGGGCGATCTTGCCACAGGACCAATTGCAGAATACGGTAACGTATATGTACCTCCAGTGCCAACGCCTCCACCAGCAACGGGAATTCCTCCTACTGTACTAGGCGTAACACCAAATACAGCAACGTATGTTGGCGGTACTATTGTAACAATTACAGGACTATATTTATCAACTACTACGGGTGTATCTTTTGGCACATCTTCAGCAACAAGTATTATTATCGTAAATGATAGAAACATTGTTGTAACTACTCCGCCACATGTCGCTGGTGCAGTCGATATTACAGTAACAACAAATTATGGTATCGGTATCGGTGCCCATCTGTTCACATACTCATAGGTAAAAGAAAAACCAATGGATCGTCCAATATCCCAGTTACCTGTAGCTAACACGATCACCGGCAATGAGTTAACGGTAGTTGTGCAAGGTGGAGTTACAAAACAAACGCAAGTTAATCAACTTGCAAACGCCATTTCGCCTGGTAAACTGATTACCAGTGTTCAGCTATCTAGCAGTAATTTAGTGTTTAATTACACAGATGGCACAACAGCCACTTTAGGTCCGGTAACAGCATCTGTTACTATTGGATCAACTACAACATTACCAGCTGGTAGTAGCGCTACAGTTACTAATTCAGGCACAACATCAAACGCTATATTTAACTTTGGTATCCCAACAGGACCGCAAGGGCCCACTGGATTAACTGGCCCCACAGGTCCCACAGGCCCAACCGGAGCCACCGGAGCAACTGGGTCAGCAGCTACGGTAGCTATTGGCGTCACCAACACCGGAGCCGCAGGATCTTCAGCAACGGTAACTAACTCAGGTTCAACATCGGCCGCGGTATTTAATTTTACTATTCCACGAGGCGCTACAGGCGCTACAGGCGCTACAGGCGCTACAGGCGCTACAGGCGCTACAGGATCGGCAGCTACAATATCCATTGGATCCACTACAACAGGTGCCGCAGGATCTTCAGCATTAGTTAATAACTCAGGAACATCCTCAACAGCGGTATTTGATTTCACTATACCTCAAGGTGCCACAGGACCAACCGGCCCAACAGGACCAACGGGCCCTCTAGGGCCTACAGGGGCTACCGGAGCCACAGGGGCAGCAGGAACTGCCGCAACAATTGCAGTAGGTTCAACTACTACGGGTGCCGCAGGATCTTCTGCCTCCGTTACAAATTCTGGATCGTCTTCATCAGCAGTATTTAACTTTACCATACCACAAGGCGCCACTGGCCCCACAGGACCTACGGGACCAACTGGGCCAGCTGGAGGAGCGTTTTATACTAGAACACCGTTTACCGCATCTAATGGACAAACAACTTTTACAGTGTCATACCCAGTGGGGTATGCAGAAGTATTTTTAAATGGAGTATTGTTAAATGCTTCAGATTATACAGCTTCATCCGGAACTTCTATTATATTATCAAATCCAGCAACGGCAGGGGATATAGTTGAAGTTATTGCATACACCATTAGCGGTGTTGCAACAGTTATGAATTTAGCCGGAGGAACGACTAATCAAATTCCTTACCAAACTGGGGTGGGAACTACAGGATTTATTGCAGCACCAACCGTAGCAAGTACGGTATTGCAATGGACAGGATCAGCGTTTACTTGGGCTTCCGGCGGCGGAGGATCGATGGTTTATCCATCCGCAGGAATACCAAAATCTACAGGTAGTGCATGGGGGACATCTTATAGCACTACAGGAACAGGTAGTGTTGTATTAAACACAAACCCAACATTCTCTAATACTGCAACTTTTAATTCAGACATCGTTGTAGATAATGGAGGAATTCCTGTAACAGTAGGTGATGGCACTTCATTATTTGGTGGTGGTTCTTTTAATACTATTTTAGGGGCTAACGCGTTAGCTAGTAATAATTTTAGTGGCACACAAAATGTAGCTATTGGATATAACTCTTTAGCAAATACTAATGGCGCAAGCAATCTTACTGCTATTGGGTATCAAGCAGGTGTAAATTTAACAGGAAATAATAATACAGCACTAGGCTGTCTTGCTTTAGGCTCATTTGGAATTACAGATAGTGTGGGCGTTGGATATAATGCTCAATGCGGAATTCAATCAACAGCAATTGGATCAGGGGCAACAGCTACAAGCGGAAGTAATGAAATTGCAATTGGTTATAATTCTACAGGATTGGGTACTAATACAACAACAATTGGCAATTCAAGCACAGCTAATACCTATCTTTATGGGAAGTTAAATGTTGGCGGTAATGGTACAACAACTGCCCAAGAAATAGCTACAAATCAAACTACAGGAAATTTAACAATTGGTGGTGCTAGTGCCACAGGCACAATTACATTAGGGCAATCAACTGGCGCACAAAATATTAATATTGCTAATGGCGCAGCAACTACAAGTATTGTAAATATTGGCGGTACAGGATTATCTACAGGCGCTATTAATATAGGTAGAAGCACAGGAACTTATACACTTAATATTGGTTCTGGAAATACAGGGCTTGCACAAACAAGAACAATTAATATAGGAACTGGAACTACATCATCAGGCGTATCTAATGTAAATATAGGTAAATATTCTACAAGTACAGCAATTCATACAACCATTATTAATGGTAATGCTTTAACTATGCAAGGAAATAATACAGCAATTAATGCTGGTGCAGCACTTAATATACAAGGTGGAACTACAGGCTCTGGTGGCGGTGTAAATATTAATACTACCTCTGGAACTATCAACTCAACTTATGTGGGGGTTGCTGGTAATGGTGATGGTTTATTTGTTAATCATGATCTAACAAGTATTAATAGTCCTACTATTGCTATAGGCACTGGCAGTAACACTACAACATTAAATGGTACTAATAATTTTCCAACGCTTACTGCTTCTAGGGCAGTCTTTACAGATGCAAGTAAGAATCTTGTCAGTGTAGCAACTACAGGCACAGGATCAGTTGTATTAGCAACAGCACCAACAATTACATTAGCTAACGGTACAGGACTTCCTGTTGGTGGAATCTCTGCAACAGGCACACCATCATCAACTACTTATCTTCGTGGTGACGGCACATGGTCGGCTGCTGGTGGCGGTTCTATGGTTTACCCTGGTGCCGGTATTCCAAACTCTACAGGTAGTGCATGGGGTACTTCTTACGGTACGACAGGCACAGGCAATGTCGTATTAAGTGATAGCTCATCTTTAACAGGTGCAATAACAATTGGCGGGGCATCTGATACAGCAACGCTTACATTAGGGCAGTCTACTGCTGGACAAACAGTAAATATAGCTACTGGCGCAATAGGTACAGGGGTTACCAATAATATTAATATAGGAAATAATGGGGTTGGTGGTTCAACAACTACTATTATTATTGGCTCGTCAAACGGAAGCACAGGTGTTAATAGTGGTCTTACAGTAGCTGGAACATTTACAGCAAATTCTGATTTTCAATTAGTTGGTAGTACATCAGTCAATCAAGTTATTGGTTCTAATCAACTAACAAATTCAATAATTGTAGGTGGTACTTCATCAACAGGCGCAATTACAATAGGCAGAAGCACAGGCGCACAAACAATAAGTATTGGTAATGCTTCTAGTTCATCGCAAGTAATTACTATTGGTGGCGCAAACTTATCAACAGGTACTATTACGCTTGGAAGAAGCACAGGCGCACAAACTGTCAATATAGCCACTGGACTAACTGCTGCGTCTACTACTAAAGCAATTAATATTGGAACAGCAGGTAATGCTACCTCTATAACTAATATTGCAATTGGCTCAACAACAGGAACAAGTACAACCACACATAATGGTATTAATAATTATCCAACCCTAACAGCATCTCAAGCAGTTTTTACAGATATATCCAATAATCTTGTTAGCGTAGCAACCACAGGCACAGGTTCAGTTGTGCTAGGCACAGCCCCAACAATTACATTAGCTAATGGTACAGGACTTCCTGTTGGTGGAATCTCTGCTACAGGCACACCTTCATCAACTACATACTTACGTGGTGATGGCACATGGTCAACTGTGTCCGGCGGCGGAGTAACAAGCGTAACTGGTACAGCCCCCGTCGTATCAAGCGGCGGAACTACACCTGCTATTTCAATGGCTGCAGCAACAACTAGTGTGTCAGGGTATTTAACCTCAACTGACTGGAATACATTTAATAATAAACAACCAGCAGGCAGTTATTTAACTGCAGTTACAGCAGATGCGCCATTATCCGGATCAGGTACATCAGGCAGTCATTTAGTTATTAGTCAAGCTAATACAACAACAAACGGATATTTGACATCAACCGATTGGAATACTTTTAATAATAAAGGTAGCGGCACAGTTACGTCTATTACCTCAACCACATTAACTATAGCTGGTACGTCAGCCATTCCAACGGTAAATTTAAGCTCTGGTATAGCTACGGCAGGTACCACCGGATCGGCAACTTTAATTCCTGTAGTAACTATAGATACCTATGGCCGAGTAACAGGGATCACAACTGCAGCCAATCCACAGGGGACTGTCACAAGTGTTGGCGGTACAGGAACGGTTAACGGATTAACACTTACAGGTACAGTTACATCATCAGGCAACTTAACCCTTGGCGGTACATTAGATTTATCTAGTCCTCCTGCTATTGGTGGTACAGCAGCATCTACAGGGGCATTTACTTACATCTCTACTAGCAGTTCTACTAGCACAACCCCTACGTTGTCATTTAACGCTTCTAACAGCCCCTACGCTGCTGGTGCAACAATCTCTGGTAGTTACTTGCAACACATGCTACAGAACAAGTCAGCGACTGCTGGTGCTTCTACTAACTATGTATTAAGTAACGACTCAGGTACAGATAGCACGTTCTATGGTGAGTTTGGTATGAACTCATCTATATTCAGCGCATCTACTCCTGCCGACTACTTTAGCATTAACAATGGCGTTTATTTCTCTGCCCATGATGGCGATATTACTGTAGGATCAGGCAACGGCTTTAAGACATATTTAGCATGGGGAACTGTAGGTCAGTCTGCTCATGTGATTAACGCAAGTGGTGCGATTGGATTAAATACTAACTTAGGCACAACTCCAGCGCTATCAGGGACAACTAACTTTGGTACTGCTGGTCAAGTATTAGTATCAGCAGGTAACGCTGCTACAGCTACATGGTCATCAACCCCTACACTAACAGGTACTAACTTTACAGGTATTCCTAATGGTGGTTTGACTAATAGTGCAATTACATTTGGTGCAACGTCACAAGCGTTAGGCTCTACAGTCAGCGCTTTAAATGCAGTAAGCGTAGGAGCTACAACAGCTTCTACAGGTAGATTTACTGGAGTTACAGTAACTGCTGGTACAGCATCTATTGCACCTATCCTATTAACAAGTGGAACTAACTTAACTTCTGCCACAGCAGGCGCAGTTGAATATGATGGCACAGCTTTGTATATGACACCATTTGGCACATCCCGCGGATATGTTCAAACTTCACAAATACAAATGTTGACTTCAACATACACGCTAACATCACAAATAGCCGCACAAAAATTATTAAATGCAACAACCAACGGCGCAGTTACTTTAGCAGTCGGATTATATGAATTTGAATGCCAATTTATGTTAACAGGTATGTCGGCAACATCAGGTACTTTAGGCTTTGCTTTAGCTGGAACTGCAACATATACACAACAATGGATGGCACATGCATCTAGGTCAGGAACTGCAGCCAATACAATTACATCAGGTTCAACCAATGCGGCATATCAAACAAATAACACTGCCGCAAATACTGCAATTACAGCGGCAAGCACCAACACAACCGGCAGTGCATTGATTAAGGGATTTATTCGCGTAACTGTTGCCGGTACTGTTATTCCACAAGTTTCATTATCGGTAGCCGCCGCCGCAGTGGTGCAAACAGGTGCTTACTTTAAAATATCACCAATAAGCGCAACAAGTACAACGACTACTGTAGGTAACTGGTCTTAGTAGCATAAGGATAAGTAATGACAATATCACGTAATCTTAGTATATTAGCGGAAGGCGTAACCACGACGGGGATACTAAATATCTCAAATGGTGGTACGGGCTCAACTACGGCATCTGCTGCGCTAACAGCTTTAGGAGGATATTCTAATACAAATCCTAGTGGGTATACTAGCAATGTGGGTACTGTTACATCGGTTGCGGGATTGACATTAGGTACAACAGGATCTGATTTAAACTCAACCGTATCCTCAAGTACAACAACACCAGTTATCACATTAAACGTACCGACGGCCTCATCAGCAAACCGTGGGGCCTTGTCACCAACTGATTGGATCGCATTTAACGCAAAACAAGCCGCGTTAATTAGTGGATCAAATATTAAAACTGTTAGTGGGGCTACGATACTTGGATCCGGCGATCTCGGTATTATTGCGCCAGCGTATGGCGGCACGGGAGTCAATAACGGATCAGCCACATTGAACATGGCAAACAGCGTATTTTTTAATGGGCCATATTTACAATCATTCACTGCGACCGCCAATACGGCATTAACCTTACCAACAAGCGGTACGGTAATTAGCACAGTTACCAATATGGCAGCCAACCCGGTGACGGGCACCCCATCATCATCTACCTACTTACGTGGAGACGGTACCTGGGCATCAGTGGGCAGTGGTATGGTTTACCCTGGTGCTGGTATTCCTAATTCAACAGGCAGTGCATGGGGAACTTCTTATGGTGTAAGTGGCACAGGTTCTGTTGCTTTAACTTCTAACCCCGTGTTTGCAACAAATATTACAGTAAATAGCGTTCCTGTTGGCCGTGGTGGAGGTGTTAATAGCAATAGAAATGTTGTTGTTGGATCTGCTGCTATTAATTTAGATTCTATTAATAATACTGCCGTAGGTAAAGATACGTTAAGAGATAGCGGGTTAAGTGGAGGCGGATTAGATAATGATAATTCTGCTTTTGGCTATCAATCATTAGTTTCGCTAGATGCTGGGGCATACAATACTGCAATAGGTTCTGTCTCTGGAAGCTATTTAAATAGCGGGGATTATAACACTTTTGTTGGATATAATGCTAATTTATCCGCTTTTGGCGCAACAGGAGTTTATAATTGTGTTTATATTGGAGCAAATGTAGTTGGTACAGGATCAGCAGGTGCTTATAACAATGAAATCGTAATTGGTGCAAATGCTGTTGGTGGCGGGGATAATACTGTAACTATTGGAAATTCATCTACAATAGCAACAACGCTTAAAGGCTCGTTAAATGTTGCTGGCGCATTACAAATAACTGGCGATGCTACAACTAATCAAAATATTGCTACAACACAAACTACAGGCGCTTTAACAATTGGTGGGACAGGTGCTACTGGCACAATTACATTAGGGCGATCAACTGTATCGCAAACGATTAACATTGGTACAGGTGTAACTAATTCATCATCACTTAAAACAATTAATATTGGTACAAATAGTGCAACAGGTTCATCAACCAATATTGTTATTGGACCAACGGCAGGATCAGTCACCACTACACTTAATGGATCAGTATCTATTCCTGCAGGATTTACAACAGCTGGATTTTTAACCGTATCAGGACAATTAAATCTTTATGGTAGCATATCAGGTACACAATCATTAGCTACAAACCAACTGTCTGCCTCTATAATCCTTGGTGGCGCAAATGCTACAGGTGGGATTATATTAGGAAGAAGTACGCTTTCGCAAACAATTGATATTGCTAGTGCAAATGTAACTAGTAGTAATACGACTACGGTTAATATAGCAAATGCGGGTTCTGCTGTAGGTTCTTGTGCAGTAAATATTGCAACAGGAACTTATGGGGTTAGTAATATTTTAACTTTGGGTAATACTGCATCAACCATAAATATAAATGGCGATATAAATGCTATTCCTAATAATGTTACATTGGGTACAGCAGCTGGTACTTTAAATTTAAATACAACTGGAACTGGCACTAATACTACAATAGGCGCTACAGGTGATGGCGCAGTATTTACTGTTAATCATAGTCAAACATTTATTGCTAGTGGATTAATTAATGTAGGAAATAGCGTTTCAACAAATTCAATAAATGGTTTAACAATTAATGTAGGAACAAGTCAAACCACAGGTACCGTAACAATTGGTGGCACATCACAAACTGGCACAATTACATTAGGCAATTCTACTGCCGGACAAACAGTCACAATTGCTGGTGGTACAACCGCAGCAAGTACAACTAAAACAGTTAATATTTGTTCAGCCGGAATTGCGTCATCAACTGGAATAGTAAATATTGGTTCAGCTGGCGCAATAAGTACAATTACTGTGGGGCGAACAACCCAAGCACAAACAGTTAACATTGCAACTGGAGCAACTGATTCCGTATCAACAAAAACGGTCAGTATTGGAACAGGGGGACTAACAGGTTCAACAACCAATATTACTGTAGGCTCTGCCGCAGGAACAAGTACAACAACACATAATGGTATTAATAATTACCCAGCGCTAACTGCTTCTCAAGCTGTATTTACGGATGCAAGTAAAAACTTAGTTAGTGCTGTTTTACCTACTCCAGCTAACGCACCTTATACAACACTAGCTTATGGCGCCGGCACTCCTACTTTAGTTGCTAATAATAACTATAGAATATCCCTTACTACTTCTCCTTATACACTTACTATTAATCCACCATCAGGAACTCCAGCAGATGGGTCGATGGTAAGACTATGGATTATAAACCCAACAACTGGCGGCGCAGGAACGGCAGTAAATATTACACTAAATGCAGGTATTAAAATACCAACATCGTCATCAACAACAAGTCCAATTAGTTTGGCAGTTGGCATTAAAATGGTTCTTGCGATACAATATGATGCAACTAGCAATACCTGGCAATTGGCCACAATGATTAACGGATATAGCGGGTACTAATTATGGCTACTATATATTTTGGCGCAGATGTGTATCCTTCTGGTAGATCAGCAAACGGAAATTGGCAAGATTTAACTCAATGGTATAGTGATCCAGGTACCCCTGCTTATAAATCAATCCCTGCGATTCCGGCAACCCCTTTAGGAAGATTGCCATATAACACTGATACTGTAAACTCTTCCTATCAAAATATATTAAGTAATGTAGGATATTGGAATGGAGCATACCCAGCTGGATCATGGGTTGCTGGAAGTTTTTCTGGAAATGTAAATAATTGCAATTGTGCTTTGGCGGTTACTTGGGGAGGAGCTATTTCATCAGGTAATCTTCAAAATTGTACTGTTACTGGAAGTTTAGGAGGGTATGCAATAGTACTAACTAACGTATCTGCTTCAACAGCAACGTTTGGAACTAACTTTCCTATATATGTGTCCGGAACTACAACACTACCCAGTACTTTAACAAACGTAGGTGTCAGATTATTAAACGGAACTTTTAATACTAATTTAACTTTCAATGCGTCTTATTATGATAATTCATATCAAGCAGCCGTAATTATATATGGTGGTACTTTTAATGGAACTATTAATTTTACCGCAACATATTCGTTTTTTTTCCAAGCAAACTTTGCAATCTTTGGCGGAACTATAAATAGTAATATTAATACTTCTGTTACTGGTATTAGAGACTATGGTTTTTGGGGAGGCACAATTGGTCAATCTGGAGATTTAATACTGGGCACTTCTTCTTTAAGAGCAAATGCAACTTTTAATATTAATGTTCCAAGTTGGGCGTTAGTTCAAAATCCTAGCATTACACCCACATTTAGTACATCTAAAAATATAACTATGTATTCCCGTGGAAGTCAACCAGGGACATGGCAAGGATCTTATATATATTTCGGTATAAATGGGTCAACAACAGATACTAACGTTTATTCAGGTACGATAAATATATATAATACAACTGAATCTTTAAGTAATTATTTAACAGATCTACATATTTATAGTGGAATATATTCCCCTCCTGTAACACTACCAATAATTAACAAAACCGGGGGTACAGGAAAGGGAGTAAATACAGCATTGTTCCCATCTACTTGGGGGTTTTTACAATTCCAACCTAATCTTTATGTATCTGGATCATCAGATATTTTACAATCGGAGTTAGCATAATGAATGAACCAATACCAGCAGAAGAAGTTTATAAATACGAAAAAATAATTGGGTGCATGACACCAGAAGAAAGAGAAGCGCACTATGCATTACGTAGAAGTCAAATAGAAGGATGGACAACACCTTTAAATGTTGCAGAAGTACAAGTTGGAGATAATCCAGTATACTCAACTACCTACGTAAATGATGATGTAATTCCAGCTATAAGCGTTGTCGGAAACACTTGGGTTAAACAGATGATATTTCAAAATGCAGGAGATGTACATCCTGGGCACAGTCATCCTTTTGACCACCAAACATTATTAGCCAAAGGATCAGTAGAAGTTTGGGCAAATGGATTAACAACAACGTTTACCGCACCTACCATTATTTACATCAAAGCGGGAATTCAACATGGTATGGTTGCCAAAGAAGATGCGTCAGTTATTTATTGTATTCACCCATTGAGGGGTAGTGATCAAGTTGGGGATATTATAGATCCAGCGTCTATTCCAAACGGAGTAATGCCATTAGTTGCGCATGCCCCTAAAGATTTAGTACCAACAGATTTACTTTAACCAAGGAGAAATAAAATGGCTTTAGCAAAAACAATTAGTACACAATTTGGAATTGACTCAACATATTGGAATATTGGGTCGATTAACGAAGATTTTAAAAATAAAACAATTGAAGTGGTATTGTTTGGATACATATCGCAAGCAATTAGGTTAGCAAACGCACAACCTGTAGCTTGGCAAAATATCACTTTATCTGAAGATGATTACGTTGCGGATGCTACTCGCGCGTTGTTGTATCCTGTATTAAAAACTAAGCACTTCATCGATGCTCAAGATGCATAATAAACTTTAAAGGAACTAACATGGCAGCAGCCGGATTTACCCCAATATCATTATACTATAGCTCAACAACAGCTAATACTCCCATTGCACCTAATTTGACCAATGGCGAATTGGCAATTAACATTGCTGACGGCAAACTATTTTATAAAGATAGCGCCGGTGCTGTTCAATTAATAGCAACCAAAAGCGCAACCGCCGGGATATTTTTAGGCACAGGAGCGATTACTATTCCTGCAGGAACCACAGCACAACAACCTACCGGTGTGCAGGGGATGTTGCGATTTAATACCTCTTCATCAACGTTTGAAGGATTTAACGGTGCTGTCTGGGGATCCATTGGTGGTGGCGGATCAGGCAGTGGTGGCACAGTAATTAACCGCACAGACTTCTTTCCTTCTGCGGGAACCACAGTAATTACCGTAACCTATGCGCTAGGAACCATTGACGTTTTCCGTAACGGTATTAAACTTGCTCAAACCGACTTTACGGCAACCAATGGCACATCAGTCACTTTGGCATCGCCTACAGTTGGTGGGGACGTTATTGAGTGTATGGTATATACCTCAATCACCAATGGCACTGCAGTGACATCATTTAGTGGTGGATCAACAGGATTGACACCAGCCACTGGGACAACAGGTCCAGTTACTTTAGGCGGAACGTTAGCGATCGCTAACGGTGGAACCAATTCAACAGCAACTCCAACTGCCGGTGGTATTGGGTATGGCACAGGAACCGCGCATGCGTACACTACAGTGGGCACCTCTGGCCAACCATTAATCTCGGCAGGCGCAGGAGCTCCAGCGTTTGGGTCGATTGCTTTAGGTGTAGCAAACACTAACGTATCTGGCGCATTAACAGCAACCAACGGCGGCACAGGTGTGGCGGGAACGCTCACAGGTATTTTATACGCTAACGCAACAGGCGCGGCCACAGTGGCAAGCACTGCACAAGTTTTGTCTGCAGCAGGCACCATACCAATTGCTAACGGCGGAACAGGAACAACAACACCGGCTCTTGTTGCAGGTACAAACGTCACTATATCAGGTACATGGCCAAACCAAACAATTAATGCATCTGGTGGCGGTGGTGGGGGCCTTGCCGGTATATTCTCTCAACAATTTACAGCCACCGGAGTATTCACAATTCCTACAGGCGTAACGGCAGTTAAAGTAATAGCTCAAGGGGGTGGGGGATATGGCATTGGCGGATATACCACAGGAACTATAATATCACCGGGGGGTGGTGGGGGCGCTGGTGGGTGCGCAATTAAATATTTAACAGGGTTAACCCCAGGTAACACACTTAATATTACAATTAATATTAGTAACCAAGTTACTATTTCTTCCGGAACTCAAGTTCTTTCGTCCAGTATTGTAGCAAATCAAGGCAGTGCTGCTACAAACGCTGGCACCGCATTAGGATCAAAAGGTGGTGCTGGGGGGACAGCATCTGGAGGAGATTTTAATATTACTGGGAATGCAGGCCAAACAACAAGTGGTATTAATTTAGGATCTGTAGCGATTACAACATACTCCGCAGCAGGAGGCAATGGGGCCGCATCACTCTTAGGTGGAGGTGGTGCTGGAGGATCTATTTCAGATTCTAGCGCTGGAGGAGTGGGTACAGGATATGGTGCTGGCGGCGGTGGAGGATATGCAACGATGGCGGGCACCTCGGGTGGATCAGCACCATCTGCTGCAATAGCTATCTTTGAATGGTAATTAATCATGACAACCCAAGCAAATAGCGCAGCAATTGAAAGTTCACAAATAAATGGATCCGGTATACTTCAACCCGCGGGAGGAGGCACCGGGTTAACATCCCCTGGCACCGCAGGTAATTTATTAACTTCTGACGGTACAGTGTGGACTTCTCAAGCAGCTCCAGCCACTGGAAGACTATTAAATACTCAATATTTTTATTATACAGGTGCCGCATCACCTACCTCATATACTCAATATACGTATACCCCTACAACAGGAACTAATTATATTATTGCAACGTTAATAGGTGGCGGCGGAGGAGGGGGATCCTCAGATGGCATACCCGGATATGCCGGATACTATTCACAATTAATAGTGCCGCTATCGGCAGTTGTGATTGTTGTAGCTAACGGTGGAAATGGAGGAGACGGGGCAGCTAATTATACAGATATATTTGGAGGGCTGGGGGGAACAGCTATAGGTGGAGATCTTAATATTCAAGGAGGAGATGGCGAAGGTTTTTGGACTTATAGTTATTCACCTACTCCTCGTACGGGACAATTGGCATGTGGAGGAATTGGGGGATCATCTTTTTTTGGAGGAGCGGGTAAACCTTTTGTAGATACCACCAATACTGTAACCACAATCGCGGGAGGTTCCGGGGCCCCAACCTCTGGTGGTGGTGGTGCAGGAGGATCTCAAAATAACAGTACAATTAACAATGGAGCTATGGGAGGAGGAGCAGGAGCTTACGCAGTTAAAAAACTTATTTTGGCATCATACCCTTCAATAGTTATTCAAGTAGGGGGAGGGGGTACAGGAGGATCAGCCCCATATGGAGGAGCTGCTGGAGGAGCCGGTGGAACCGGAATGGTAATTATTGAGGAATACAGTTAATGACAACCCAAGCAAACAACACGGCAAATGAAAGCTCTCAAGTAAATTCTTCAGGCGTACTTAAAATAGCCGGGGGAGGAACCGGATTAGGATCGCCAGGGGCTGCGGGTAATGTTTTAACATCTACGGGATCCGCTTGGTCATCTCAAGGATCTCCGGTAAATGGTAGATTATTAAATATTCAATATTTTTTTAATACCACCCCAGGGTCCGCAACAATTTACGATTATATCCCAACAACGGGAACTGGATATATTGTAGTAAGAATGGTGGGCGGCGGCGGCGGCGGAGGATCTTCAAACCTATATAGTGGGACTTCCGGATCATCTTCTTATTTATATAATACCACACTTTCTGCTTACATTATGATTGCCGGAGGAGGAAACGGCGGATTAGGAGCCGGTTATTATAACGTGGCCGGAAGCAATGGAGGATCAGCTGCAGGAGGAACCCTTAATATAAACGGCGGTGCAGGACAAACTGCTTTAACTTGTATTCCAAATGCGCCGGGGGGAACAATATCAATTTTAATGTGTGGTGGCTCCGGCGGGTCTTCATATTTTGGGGGTGCGGGAAGATCTTCTGGAGGGACATACGACGGACTCCCGGGAAAACCAAACTCCGGCGGAGGTGGGGGTGGGGGATCTTATAGCATTACTCCAAGTTATCAAGGAGGCGGTGGCGGGGGTTCCGGAGCATACTGTTATAAACAAATTAACGTAAACTTTAGTACACTTCAAGTGGGAGTAGGTGGCGGAGGAGCTGGAGGAATAAACTTTTTCCCCGTAGATTCCGTTGGGGGCGCCGGCGGATCCGGAGTGGTAATCATTGAGGAATATAGCTAATGACACAAGCTAATAATGTAGCGACACAATGTAATAGGATAACTGCACTTGGAGTGCTTAAGGCCGCTGGAGGAGGAACAAACGCCACATCTCCAGGGACTTCCGGTAACGTACTAACATCCACAGGAACAGATTGGGCGTCTTTACCAATAACTGGATTTCTAAAAACTACAAGATATTTTACAACTCCCGGAATTTTCACATATACTCCAAATAGTGGAGTTAGTTATATTATAGTAACTTGTATTGGCGGAGGAGGTGGAGGAGGATCTTCCGGGGTAGTTCCGTCGACTAGAACAACGGGAACGGATGGATCCGCCTCATACTTTGGATCTTTTATGATAGCCAACGGAGGAACCGGGGGAATTGGGGGAGGTGGAATTTATTCTACGTATCCCAATTCTAGTTTGGGGGGTTCAGCTTCTGGAGGGGATTTAAATATATCTGGCAGTGATGGAGATTGTGCGGTATCATTCTATGCTCCTTCCCCTTATCCATATTATACTCATTTTCGCGGAGGTAAAGGCGGGTCTTCAGTATTTGGAGGGGCTGGTCAAGGTGGAAGAGAACTTCATGCAGGAAATCCCGGGAAAAATAACACCGGAGGGGGAGGGGGAGCTTCAAGTTATGCTTTAAATAATGTTGTCGAAGGTGGAGGTGGAGGCGGATCAGGGGGGTATTGTATTAAAAAAATCACTTCTGGTTTTAGCGGAGTATCTTATCAGGTAGGGTCGGGAGGATTAGGAGGACTTTCAGACTATGCCCCTCCTGCTCCATATCTTCAAGTTAACGGAGGATCCGCTGGAGGATCAGGAATTGTGATTGTTCAAGAATTTAGTTAAATATAAAGGAGCTTATGATCGTATGATTATAGAAAAGCTATTACCTCAAGAGGTTGAGGACAAGATTGAAAAACTTATTATGAACCCTGGGTTTATATGGCAATGGAATTCTGAACAGATTATTCCAACCACTCCGGATCCGTATACATCGCAATTTACGCATGTTATTTTCTATGGTGGGGCCATAAGAAGCCATTATTTTGCATTAGTAAATAGTATCGTAGGGTACTTTTTACAAAAGACTAAATATAAGTTAAAGCGTATTGCTAGGATTAAAGTAAATTTAATCCCAAACCTTGTGCATAATGAACAGTCTTTAATAAACATGAACCACACAGACTTAGAACCTGCCGCGGTAGGGAACTACATCTCGGCGGTTTACTATGTAGCTGACTCAGATGGCGACACTGTTGTTTATGAGGCAGATAAAGAAACTATTAAGCTATCTGTACCACCGATTAAAGGTAATTGCGTTTACTTTGACGCAAAGAATGTTTGGCACCGGTCCAATATTCCGATCCATAACAAAAGACGCGTTGTTATTAATTTTGTCTTGGAGGTAGAATGAACCGCTTAATCATCACATCAGAACTATATGATTTTATTGTTTTTGACGTAGAGTCAGAAACCATGACATTTAAAAAACCTAAAACTGATCTGCTACAATGCGATCACTTTCACAATAAACACAGAAACCCATTTAGACCGTTTGGGATAGCTGAAGATGATGATAGCCTCTATATCACATCCAACGATCGATTAGGTAAATTTGATAAATTTACTTATGAATTTTTAAATTTGATTGACATCCCGTTGTGGATGAACACACATCAAATTATAAAAGATGGTAATACATTATATATTTGCAATACGGCAATTGACTCAATTGGTATTTATAACTTAGATACTGGCGAAAATAAACAACTTAATCTAAATTACATGTCGGTATTTAATCAGGTGATTGTTCCTGCGTTTGCCGATCAATTAGATATCAGACATATTAATTGTATGCATGATGCCGGCGATAAGATCTATTTTATTCGTCATAATCGTGATTTAACAGAGTCAGATTTTGGATACTTCGATAAACGCACGCTAGAGCCCGTATTATTCATTAGCGTTGGTCGGTGCTGTCATGGTATCAAAATAATAAATAACGAGCTAATAAGCCTGTCTACAGGGACCGGCGAATTGCTTAGTATTAATTTAACTTCATTAAAAGTAACAAAAGCACCGTTAGTTGATCCTGATACCACATTTTTACGTGGGTTGGAATATTTAGATGGGGAGTTGTACATCGGCGGATCAATTAATTTTAAAAAGACCTTGGAAGTAGATCCTGAATGTTTTATGTTAAAACTAAATCTTGAATCGGGAATATCCAAAAAAATAGTTTTAGAAAACACAAAATTTATTAACGATTTAAAATTTATTACATAGGGTTTACAAATGAATAGTCAAGATCTCATCAATGTTATTGGTGGAGTATTATCGATTGTAGTTGGTTGGTTGGGACGTGAATTGTGGGACGCGGTCCAGAAATTAAAATCAGATATGAAAGATTTAGAAGTTAACTTACCTACCAATTATGTTCGTAAAGATGACATGGAGGCTAGGTTTGATAAATTAGAAGCTATGTTAGATAAACTTTTTGACAGATTAGACAATAAGGCGGACAAATGAACAAATTATTAGCGGCATTACAGGTATATCGTAAAGGAAACGCAGTTGCAAATCCGGAGGCTTGGAAAAATGGTCAAGTTACTGCTTCAGTGTTGGCGGGTTTACTTGGAGCTCTTGTGGCTCTTGCTAAAGCGTTTGGCTATGATCTACCGTTATCTGACGATCAATTGCTTACTATCGGTGGCGCTGTTATTGCTGTTGCAGGGTTGTTCCTTAACCCTACAGCCACAGTGGTTAGCTCCCCAAAAGTTGGTTTGCCAGCCGGGGATGTATCTGTTGACAACCAGGACTCACCAATCCCAGGACACTGAGTGGAATAAGCTAGACGGTGTATTTTTTAACGTAACATGTATATCTTAGGAGTAACAAATGATTAACGCTTTTTTAATGACAATTTTAACACACGCAGTACAAGCAATTATTGGATCAGGTTTGTTTCAAGAGATTGAACGTTTGGTAATGATTGAATTAGGTAGCACAGGTAAGACAGGCGCTGAAAAGCAAGCCGCAGTAAAAGCTTCTTTAAAGGCAGCTCAAGGCGATATTGCTACAGCAGCAAACAGCACAGCTACATGGGCTTTAAACTTAGGTATTGAAACAGCAGTTGCACAAATCAATACTAAGATGGGTCAAACAGTTATTGTAGCACCGATCGTATAATGATTAACAGCCGTAGTTTAATAGATCTTAATCCAAAGGTCTCGGCGTTATGTAGTGAATTTATTTCTAGATGTAAAACAGAAGGTATAGATGTCATCATTACATCTACGTATCGGGACACAGCTTCTCAAAACGCATTATATGCACAAGGTCGAACCACTCCGGGTAAAAAAGTTACTAACGCCAAGGGTGGGCAATCGTACCATAATTGGAAAGTAGCTTTTGATTTTTGTCCAATTGTCAATGGCAAAGCACAATGGAATGATGAGGCTTTGTTTACTAAATGCGGAGAGATTGGCGAAGCTTTAGGACTTGAGTGGGCAGGACGATGGGTTAAGTTCAAAGAAATGGCGCATCTGCAGTATACAAACGGTTTAACTATAGCCGATTTTCAAGCCGGTAAATCAATTTAAGAAAGGGCGGTAATCCGCTCTTTTTTGCATTAGTATACTTAAGGGGCCTGATCAGCCCATTTATCAATTAACCTCGAGGATAAGATTATGGACGGCTTTAAAGCAATGATAAAAATGAAGACAGGCGGCAGCGTGTCTAAAGCAGTAGAAGAAAAAATGTGCTCAGGTGGTATGAGCAAAGGTGGTAAGTATAAAGAAGGCGGCAAGGTTCATGACGATGCAGCCCAAGACAAAGTATTGATTAAAAAAGAATTAGGCAAGTTTGCTAAAAAAGAAGACAAAGAAGAAAAGACAGAATTAAAACTTAAATCTGGTGGCCGTGCTAAAAAAGCAACCGGTACAGTATCTAAGTACAAAGCTGGCGGAGTGGCTAAAGCTCCTAGCGAAGCTACAAAACGCCCTAACCTAAAAGGTAGCGATGTAGAAAAAGAAAAAGGCAAACCAGCGGGCGAAAAAGACTTTATTAAAAAAGTAAAACCTACAGGTGACAAAAAAGCTGACGCTCCTAACAAAGCAGCTGTAAAATCTAAAGATGTTAAAAAGTTTGCTACCGGTGGAACAACTGGCGCAGGTGGAATTGGATCACAAGGCCCAATCCCTCCATCAATCGCGGCACAATTAATGATGGCAGCTAGGGGCGCACAATTGCAAGGAGCCAATCCTCCAGTCATGGGAACTAACCCTTTGCCTGTAGATAACCCTGTAGTTGGTGGCGGAATGCAAGGAGCCCCTGTTGTTGGAGGCCAAATGCCTCAACAAGAAACTCCTGGTACCGCTCAACCATTTAACGCATACCAAAACTTCCGTAATCAAAACCCAAATGCCAAACCTGGAATGTCACCTCAAGATATCCAAAAGTTATTACAATCTAGACAATTCCAAAACAGTAACCGTAACTTTACGGATCGTTAAAAATGGCATACTCAGGTACCTATGATCAAACCGTAATAACGGTCGATCAAATGATTTCATACGCCTATCGTGATGCTGGTAAACAGGCAGAAGAGATTACGCCTGAGTATGTTCAAGCAGCTAAACAAGCACTATTCTACATTTTACAAAACTCAGTCAATCGCGGCATTAACATTTGGCTTCAAAAGACTGAAGTGTTGGGGCCTCGAGCATTTCAACAATTTATAAAAATGCCGACCAATGTAGTTGATGTTTTGGAAGCCAATTGGGTTTATACAGTTAATCCGGAAATTGCTACAGCATTGCCATACGATAATGTTAATTCTCCGGTATTGTTTGATCAATCGTCCAATGCTAATCTGTCTTTGTATGCTACATCAACATTGTCCGAAAACTATTTTGGGGCTCAATTTCAACAACAAACCCGTATCTTCTATGTGGGTTTTAATGCGTACTCTCCAAACGCAGCCACTACAACTTATGAACTTGATCTACAAGTAAGTAACGATGGTACCACATGGACAACAATCCAATCATTGGATTCTGTTACATTAGCAGATCAAGAGTGGTCTTACACAACACTTACAGTCACTCAACCATATTTTTACTATCGATTAAAAAATCGTTTAAGTAGTGTGTTTTCTATTCGCGCAATTCAATTTGCTCAAAGTCAACAAGTTATTCCATTGGCTCGATTAAATCGTACTGATTACTTTAGCCTACCTAATAAGCAATTTCCAGGGACACGAGCATTGCAATATTGGTTCAATCGTCAGATTGATCCGGAGATGTATTTGTGGCCCGTACCAAACACCAATTATCAAATGTTTCAAATGATCTTGGAACTACAACCTCAAGATGTGGGTAGTTTAACTAACGAGTTATATTTACCAAATCGTTTTGTACCATATATTCAATCAGCGTTGTCACACAAGTTAGCATTACAAATACCTGGTATAGATATGAATCGTGTTGTGTATTTAGAAAAGATTGCGCAAGAATTAAGAACAGAAGCTGAAGAAGAAGATCGTGATAAATCACCAATTTACTTCCAACCTAATATAGCACCGTACACAAGGTAGCATTATGACTAGCGCTTATCAACAAACGTATAATAATTTAGTGCAAGACGTAATCAATTACATGGAACGTAATGACGTAGATTTTATTGCTCAAATTCCTAGCTTAATTGGTTTAGCAGAGTCTGCTATTGCTGCCGAGCTTAAAACGTATTTACAGTTAACCGTTGTGGAAACAACATTAGCAGCCGATCAGGTGGTGCTACAAAAACCTGCAAGATGGCGCAAAACGGTTTCTATGAAAGTCAATGGTCAACCCATTTTAATGCGCTCGCAAGACTATGTATCAATGTATCAGTCTGAGTCTTCTGCAGGGCAACCGCTATACTATGCAGAATATGATTATGATAATTGGGCGTTTGCCCCTAATCCAGATGCTACATATCCTGTCGAGATTATTTACTATAGCGAAATTCAACCGCTAGATACTACCAATCAACAAAACTTATTCACACGCGAGTGCCCTCAAGCAATGCTTTTTGGCACACTATTACAAGCGCAAGGGTACTTAAAAGCCCTTGATAAACTACCTGTGTGGAAACAATATTACGATGATGCTTTAGGTGCTCTTAAAAAAGAAGACAGCTCTCGCCGCATCGATCGCAACACAACGATTCAGGAACCTTAATATATGCCAACTTTTACCTCCCCATTTACTGGTAGTATCGTTGATCCAACGGATGTTTCGTATTATGCTTTAAGCTTTAATACTAATACTCAACTATATTGGCCTGCCGTTGTAAACCCAACGCAGGTTCCTGCAGCTCGTATTATGGACTGCACTCCCCTAACAACACTACTTCAAATATCTTTACCGGAAGCAGATCTAGGTTCCGTTGGCACCGATATTCTATTTAGAAATTTAGGATCTGTACCATTTTCAGTTGTTAACTATGCCGGTGGCTCAAGTGTTACAGTCAACCCAGGTATTTCTATATACTTCTATTTATCTGACAATACATCACAAGCCGGAACATGGCAAAATGTTACCTTTGGGGCAGGAACATCGTCGGCAGATGCTGCATCTCTTCAAGGCGCCGGACTAACTACTTTAGTAGGTAAGTTAGCGGTTACTGCCAATATTGTTTCTATATCAACAACCCCAACTTTAACAGACACAAGTAGAGCTGCCAGTTATGTGTGGACCGGCGGAACGGGAACTATCAACTTACCTAATCCGGCAACATTAACCGATGGATGGTGGGTTGGATTCCGCAACGGGGGATCTGGCGTTTTAAATATTACTCCAGTAAATCCCTCTACAATTAATACATTGGGATCAATTGCAATTAACCCTAATAATTCTGGGTTTATTTATTTTCAAAAGTCAACAGGAAACTTTTTTACTTTAGGTTTTGCTGCTGAAGTAAATCCAACGTTGTCTGCTGCTACTTATGACGTAGATAGCGTTATTGGAAGTAGTTTAAACTTAGTATCTTTTGCACCTAATATTCAAAACTACGTTGCTTTGTCTGGTACAAGAACAACTAACTTAACAGTAACTTTACCAAACGTTACTCAACTATATGCTCTTATTAATGACACAACAACCACGGCGTATACCATTTCATTTACAATTTCTGGTACCTCAGCATCCGTAACATTAACAGGTGGTCAAGTGGCTGTAGTTGTTGCAAGTGGTGGAGCGCTATATGTTATTTCTCAAACCACAACTAATCTTTTCTATGCATCAAATGGATCAGCATCATTGCCATCGTTTTCTTTTTTAAATGATATTACAACCGGTATGTATCTCATTGGGTCTCACGCTTTGGGACTAACAGCAAACGGTATCCGTATGATCAACATTGACAATACTAATACTTTATCACCTCAAGTATCAACTCCGGCAACATTTACGGCGGGGTTAATTGCTGGCGGTACGTTTTAAATGGCTCAAGATCAACAATCTCAATATAATGAAATTTACACGTTAGGCTTAGAAGCTGGAATCAAACGTGACGGGACTGCCTTTGAATCGCGAGAATGTAGTGACGGGGTTTGGTGCAGGTTCCAACGTGGGGTACCTAAAAAGATAGGTGGGTACCAACAAATTTTCTCTACATTTAATGGCCTCGTTCGTGGTATGATTATGAACTCCTACAATGGAGTTAACTATGTATTTGCCGGTAACAACAAAAACTTAGATATTTTTGTTACAGGTCAAACCCTTGGGGTAGGATCCGGCCCGTATCAAGGAATAATGCTTCCTGGGTATTCTAAATTTGCTGTAGCGTCTGTATCTCTACCACATGTATTTACCATAACAAGTGCTACAGATATTTCATCAGCGTTTCCTGCAACTACTAAAATAATATTTAATCAAACAACCCCAGTAATTTATACCGTCTCAACTGCGGTATACGCCACTGGCACGCTTACAGTAACTGTGCTTGAAACAATCGTTGGTACCCCTACAAATGTTTGGATAGCCGATACGTATTTTCAACCAAATCCTAACCTATTATGGCAATTTAACTTTCAATACTCTGCCGTTGGCTCGACACTTAACTTACTTATTCACCCTGGATTAAATTTATCTAATATTGATAACGGTCTTAAAAGTCAAGTGTATATAGGATCTACAGCACCGTCAAGCAATGAAACCTGGACGTTTACAGGTTTAGCGGATACCGGGGGATCTCACCCCACATATCGACCAATCACTGTTGATGGCGGCGTTTGTGTACTTCACCCATTTATCTTTGTGTATGGGTCCAATGGATTTATTGCCAATAACAACGTTAGTTCAATCTATGCTGACCAACAATTGACAGACTGGAACGGCCCATTGGCTAACCAAGTCAACGTGGCCTCCGGTAAAATTGTTAAAGGTATGCCAGTTCGTGGCGGTACCGCGTCACCTTCCGGATTATTTTGGGCAACAGACAGTTTAATTCGTGTCTCATTTATTAACAACGGGACAACTTACTGGCAATACGATATTGTTTCAAGTGAAATTTCTATTATGTCGTCTAGTGCTGTTGTTGAAATGGATGGTGTATATTACTGGATGGGTGTTGACCGGTTTTATGTATACAATGGATACGTAACAGTATTGCCAAATGACAAAAATGTAAATTGGTTATTTGATAATCTTAACTATCAACAACGTCAAAAAGTTTGGGCCACTAAAGTTCCAAGATACAATGAGGTTTGGTTTTTCTACCCACGGGGTGGATCCACAGAGTGTACCGATGCAATTATCTATAACGTAAAAGATAAGATTTGGTATGATGCCGGTCAAGCAGATGGAGCTCGTCGTTCAAGTGGATTTACTACCGAAGTTTTTCCTACACCAATTTGGGCTGGGTGGGATTATGATGTGTTGTTTACCGAAGGGTATAACACCGTTGCAGCTCCTTCAGGGGAACCGGCAACAACCAGTTCAACATTTTACCTTCCCGGTGATGTGTCAACAGCCATTATACCAGGCAGCTATATTACTTTGTCCACAATACCCACATCAACTAAATACCAAATAAATTCAGTATCATATATCTTTAATCTTGTAGAGAATGTTTCTATCTCTGTGGCGTCTCCGGCAGTCATTACATACTCTTCTGGCGTTGCTCCAACCAATGGGACCCCTGTAATTTTCTCAACGCAGTCTGTATCAATTACTGTTATTAGTGGAAACCCTGCGGTTATTAATTACGCCTTTGGAACTAATCCGGCAAACGGAACGGCTATTAAATTTTCAACCAATGGGGCGTTACCTACAGGAATTACTGCAGGAACTACATATTATATAATTAATACAACATCGACCTCTTCTAATATTTCAGCAACTTTAAGTGGTTCTGCAATTATTGCCAGTGGTACCCAATCAGGCAATCATTTTATAACACCTGCAGGTGTTTTGCCTACAGGAATTAATCCGGCAACAACATATTATGTAATTAACTCTTCGGGGTCTACATCCAATATTTCAGCCACCGTTGGTGGTTCTGCTATTAATACCAGCGGGTCTACCACAGGGGCGCCGACGGTTTCTATTATTCCTTCAGGCGCCGGAACATCTCAAATCACTTTAGTTACTCCTTTTCCAGGGCCTCCAGCTGACGGCACTCCAATTTTTGGAGTGACCGGAGGATATGGCATTTGGCAACATGAAACTGGATTAAATAAGATTACTACAAAAACAGAAGAGGCGATTTATTCCAGCTTTACCACTTGTGATATTTCATGGGTTGGTGGCACACCTTCCAATGACTCATCTCCAGCGGTCAATAGACGCATGCATTTACGTCGCCTTGAGCCAGATTTTGTAATTAGCGGAGATATGTCACTTACTATTCAAGGACGTAAGTTTGCTCAAAGCACTAGTGAAATATCGGGTCCATTTACTTTTAACTCAAACACAGAAAAAATTGATTTACGTGTTGAGTATCGAGAAATGGATTTAACCTTTATATCAAACGAAGTTAACGGTAACTATGAAATGGGCCGTATTTTAATTACCGTCGAGCTTGGGGACGAACGTCCGTAATGACTAATTTATTTCAACGGGTATTTCCGTTTAGCGTAGAAAATACGGATTGGCAAGCTTTCAATGGTAATTTGATTATGTATTATGGTCAAGAACCCATACCAATTTCTTCAGAAGACGATTGGGCAATTACTGCTAAAAACGTATCTCAAATACCTTCGTTTGTTCAGTACAATATTCCAGACCCAGAGGGGTTTGAAAATTGGCAAGATTGGGCTAAAGAATTTATCCTATTGATCAATGGACAGCCTAATAAATAGGGCGTATACTGTAGTTTTTATGCATTAGTATACTTAGATGATAACCTACCAAAAAGAATCCTATAGGGTTCTAATAAATGAAGCTCAAGAGTTATTTAAAAAGCATTCGGAAGAATCATCAGATCGATTAGATATTATACCGCTTGATATTAATTTTAAAGCACATTTAATTTTAGAATCCAATAATCGATTAGAAACATTTACTGTAAGAGATGATGGTAGGTTAATTGGATATACCACTTGGATTTTAACTAATCCAATGCATTACAAAAATAGCATCACCGCATCATCTACCATGATTTACGTATTGCCAGAATACCGAAAAGGGTTACTGGGATATAAACTAATAAAATGGTCAATTGACCAAATTAAAAAGCGCAATGTTAAACGAATTTTGATTGGCATCAAACCCCATCATGATTTTGGTAAAATACTAGAACGACTTGGCGCCTCACATTTTGAAAAAATATATTCGATAGTACTGGATTAAACATGAGTGATTTTATACCTGGCGGTAATTTTTTACAAGGTTATATCATGGGCCAAATTTTGCCCGGAGCTAACTTTTTGCTAGGCAGTGGTGCTAACTTCCTTGGTAGCAACTTGCTTGGTGGTAACTTTGCGCCTGGGATCAATGAATCTTTTGGTGGCTCTAACCTTTTAGGTAATAACTTTGCACCTGGGATCAATGAATCTTTTGGCGGCTCTAACCTTTTAGGTAATAACTTTGCGCCAGGTATCAATATGAGTAATGGCGGCTCTAACCTTTTAGGTAATAACTTTGCGCCAGGTATCAATATGAGTAATGGCGGCTCTAACCTTTTAGGTAATAACTTTGCGCCAGGTATCAATATGAGTAATGGAGGCTCTAACCTTTTAGGTAATAACTTTGCGCCAGGTATTAATGAATCTAACGGCGGCCCAAATCAACTAGGTAACGGTGGTGGCGGTACAGGTGGAACTCCTAAACCGGGAACAGGTACAGGTGGAACTCCTAAACCGGGAACAGGTACAGGTGGAACTCCTAAACCCGGAACTGGTACAGGCGGATTACCTAAACCGGGGACTGGCACAGGTACAGGTACAGGTACAGGTACAGGTACAGGTGGAGGTACAGGTGGAGGTACAGGAATAAGCCCTTCGATTGGTACGGGAAACATAACAAACTTAACCGCAAATATTTTAGGAGGAGGATCTACGCCTTCTCTAGGCATGTTAAACCCAACTTTTGGTGCATTGACTCCTGCCAATGTAAACGTAGCCGCACCTACATTTGCTGAAGGTGGATACGCAGAAGGTGAAGAAGGATCTCATCACCCTGAGTTTTTTAGCGAAGGTGGAATTAAACACAGATATGTTCAAGGAGAGGGCGATGGCACAAGCGATAGCGTTCCTGCAATGTTGGCTACTGGAGAATTTGTCATCCCTGCTGATGTGGTTTCCTCTCTTGGCAACGGTAGCAGCGACAGTGGTGCTTCAATATTAGATAAATTTTTAGCAACTATTCGAGCACACAAACAAGATCATGAACCTGATGATCTCCCTCCGGATAGCAAAGGTCCGTTAGCTTACTTAGAACATGCCAAAAAGAAAGAGAATACATAATGTCAGGACTTAGCTCACTACTAACCAATCAAACGGTAAGTCAAACTACATTACCTAAATGGTATGATACCGCCCAACAAAACGCGGTTAATATGTCAACTACGGGTGTCAATAACATGCCTGCCCTTAATGATACCGTTGCGGGCACTGCAATCAACAACTTGAGTAACCCGGCAACAAACCCATTTACACAAGCTCAGGGCACTTTAAATACTATTGCGACCGGTGCTGCAAATCCTTGGCTCACTGACCCTACAACTGGCGCAGTAAAACCAAATACTAACACAGCAATGGGCGGTTTGTTCCAAGCTCAAAACGATCAACTGCACAATTTAATTCCTCAAATTGTAGCGCCATCGGATGCCGGGTCTATTGCTGGAGGAAACTTTGGATCATTGCGTGGTGATACTGCTGCAGATACTGCACTGACAAACGCCCAAGGTGATTTGTTTACTAAACAGATGCAAGAGGCTTTGTCAAACCAACAAACCGGTGTAAACGCCGCTAACGCATTAACTAACGTAGGTACTCAAGGTACCTCAACAGAAAGTACTTTAGGTCAACTCCAACAAACAGATCCAACAAGACAAGCTACTGCATTAACTGCTTTGTTAGGTAACATTAAGCCACCAGCAACCGTGACGGCTACTGAGGCAACATCTCCATTAACTCAAGCGGGACAACTCGCTGGTATTTATAATAATCTACCTCCATCTATAACAACCCCAATTAATAATGCTGGACAAAGTATATTAGACGCTATCTTTGGATCGGGATCAACACCCAATTCAACAAACCCAATTTCAGGCATTCCTAATATTGATACATCAGGAGCCACCCCTGGAACGTTTCCAACAATTTTAGGGTCTGGACCAACAGACCCAACTAATACAAGTGTTTACTCTCCTATCGATACAACAATCGGATCCACTTTAATGGGTGCTTTAGGAATTTAACATCGCTTTATTTATATAGGATTCTTAAATGGCAGCATTAGACGCACTATCTAGTAACATTCTACCAGGAGAGTCTGGCGGTATTCCTACCACGTCTCCAGCTGATAGTTCACCTTCAGGACTTGGAAGTTTTTTCCCTGTTCCAGGGCCTAAGGGGGCTAAAGGTGTTTTATCGTCTTCTAACTCAGAAGCCGTTTTAGCTAACATGCAAAAGTTTATTAACGACCGTCAAGAGACACCTTTTTCTAAATTTACTAACGCTCTTCAAGATGCTAGTCTTGCAGGAAATCCACAGGCTCAAACAGATCGTCGTAGACTTCAAGATGAACGATCTAAAAATACTTTAGATATGCAATTACAACTTGCACAATTTAAGGCGTCCCAAGATTTGCAAGCTCAAAGGGCAAAATCTTGGGATCAATTTAACAAATCAAACACTGGATCAGGTACCGATTCCGGAGGAATGTCCACAACTGGGATACCTCCAGAAGCTTTAAAGTACGCAGCATTTTTAAGATCTCAAGGCCCAGAGGGTGAAGCAGATGCTATTAAATATTTATCTAAAGTATCAGAAGATATTTCTAAATCAAATGTAGATTTTCAAAATAGTGCCCCTGCGCTTAAACAAGAACTTTATACATATAAAACGCTTGATGGAAAAGTTCATCAAGGCGATTTTAACGCGCAACAATGGCAAAAAATTCAACGTTCCGGTAAACTCCCTAACGGAACGCCAATTATGGCTGACAGTGGAATATCTTCACAACCAGCCACTACGGCACCACAACAACCAGCCCTCACTGCGCCACGACAATTAGCTCCTACGGCGCCAATCCAAACAACTCCTGGCATCTCACCAAAAGATATTGCTAAGGTAGAGTCTGGTAATAGTCCGTACGCCGTTGGCCCTAATGTACCGGGTCAAGGATCCGCTAAAAGTGAAATGCAAGTGATGGATAAAACATCATTAAATCCAGGTTTTGGTGTTCAACCAGCTCAATTGACGGGCGATAAAGCTCATGACGAAGCTGAACGTGTTCGCGTAGGTACGGATTACCATGCCGCGCTTGTTAAACATTATGGTGATGACTCTTTAGGAACCGCTGCATATAATTGGGGTCCTGGTAATGTAGATAAATGGATTGCCGAAGGTGCCAATATTAACAAAATGCCTGCCGATGTAAGAGACTATGTTGCTAAAGCACATCTTGCTCATGTTGCAAGTACTCAACAACCTTCTCCTGTAGAGACTGCGCCAGTTCAAACAACAGGACGGAACGCAGCTAGGGTTGAAGCTGAATGGGCTTCTAAAGGCGGAGAACAAAACAGTGCAGATTTTGCTAAACATAAATCTCAATTGGAAGCGGCTCAAAAAGCTGATATTGATGAGGCTGTTGCCACTCATGCAGCTAGTTTAAAAGGTAAAGAATCTTTAGGTACAAAAACTGGAGAAGCTGCGGCTAAAATGTTAGGATTGGCTGATCAGGCTAAAGAAGTTATTGCTTCAGCAGATAACGTAACAGACCATGCTACTAGACATCCAGATGAGTTTGGTTATAAGCAACAAAAAGGTATTGCGGCCCCGATCTTGTCTGGACTGTCAATATCCCCTACACTAGAAAATGCTGCTGAATCTGTAATGTCCGCTATGAACCCAAAAACTGATAAGTTAGGACTTACTCAATCTCAACGTAGGGCTACTACTAATTCAGATGCTCAAAAATTAGGATTGCATTATGCCGCAGAAATGTTTGCTGGCTCCGGTGCTCGTTTAGGTTTAGGTCTTGAACAAATGGCTGCAAAAGCTAAAGGTGTAGGAACTGAATTCCCAGCGTCAACCAATATCATGAATGCAAAATTAATTAAATTGGCCGCTCAAAAAGCTAAAGATTTAGCACCTTTATGGGATAAATATAGCAAAGCCGATCCGTCTGGTGAGGCAAATTATTATTCATTCTTGCAAACTCCTCAAGCATTGGCTGTTGAAGCTAAGTGGGATCCATCGTTTAAAAATTGGGTTGATTCGGCAAAACAACAAGATCCCTCATATTATAATTCTTTATTAAATAAAAATAAACCTGATCTTAACTCTTTCTTTAAGAAGAAAAACCATGGATGATTTTGATATTGCAGCGGCCAGACAAGCTGGATTTTCGGAAGAAGAGATTGCTAGAACTTTAGCAGCCCATCATGGTGAAGATCCTAAATCTGTCGATGCCGCAATTAAAGCTGGTAGTTCATATTCTGATATTGCTAATCATTTTGCTGGAGCTCAACCCTCTGGAGATTATGAAGGGGACCCTACAAATGCTGCAGTAGCAGGTGGAGTGGCTGGAGGAGCTTTAAGTGTTTCCGGAAAAACTGGAAAAGGTTTGTATAGTCTTGCTCATAAAATTGCAGATAAATTACCAGGGACTTCCGAACCTCAATCTTTACAAGGTATGTCAGAACCAAGTTCTATTCCAAGTTCTGAGCCTACCCCTATTGAAATTCCTTCGGTTTCAGAAGCTGGAGCTGCTAAAGGATCTCCATATGGTTTTGGAGAAGGTGCCGTATCTAATGCTGTACATAACGTAGATCAAATTGTAGGAAATGAAGTACATCAAAATTTTATTGGCGATCCCAATTTTGGAGTTGCTGAAAATATGAAAATTGCAACACCTAAAACTTTTGATACTCAATCCTATATTAAAGAACAATATAAAAATCCTTTAAAAGATGCCCACGCTGCACGAGTTGAAAATGCCCTTGCAGATGCTCATTTAGAGCATGAAGCTAGAATGTCTGCTAAACTAAATGCTGAAAAAGCCGCTAAAGCTGCACACGATGCTAGTATTGCTGGACGTGTAGAAAATGCTACAAACGCAGCAAAACGATTTGCATCCCCGGTTACAAAAGCTATTAAAGCAGCAAAACCTGTTACTGACGTCCTTTCAAAAATATCGAATATTCCGGTAGTGGGACATGCTTTGGCTGGAGCCGGCGCACTAGGTGAAGGTCAGGATGCATATAACAGATACCAACACGGAGATTATGGCAGAGCTTTAATTAGTGGTTTAGGTGCTTTAGGTTCAGCAGCAACAGTGCTTCCAAGTCCCGTTACTAAAGGCGTAGGTGCTGCAGCTGGAATGGCTGCCCCTGCAATTAACGGTTTGATTGATAAATACCTTGGACGTGATGGCTATGCGGATGGTGGCCTTGCAAAAACAGACGCTCAAAAGTTTCAACTATCAACCGGTGCTCTAGAAGACTTATTAGCGGGCAATACAGACATTAGTCATTTCTTACCTCAAGCTAAACACGAGCTAACACATCTACCAAAAGCGGATGCTAAATATGCTCAAGACTTAGCGATGAATTTTGGCCCTATGGGTGTAGGTTCTATCGCCGGAGCCGGTGGTAAAAAACTTGGCGAAATATTAAGACCATTAGGTGAACGATTTGGATACGATGAGGCTAAAGTAGCTAAAAATTACCCAGATGTTGCTCCGCCTGTTTTAAAAATTGATCCAAAAAAAGGTAACGAGTATTTAGGCAAAGACTTGTCTCCTGAAGCTTTAGCTGTACAAAAAGCGCGTAAAGCTGCTCAAATGGAAATTGACAAAGGTCAGTACACTCCGCATTTTGATATTAGTCAACGTTCTCATGTAGACCCAGCTAATTATCCGCTTCCTGTCAGAACAATTGATGTAACGCTTCCTAAAAAAGCAGAAACATTGGCTACCCATCAAGCAAAAGCTAGTAGTCCTGAATCTGTTGCTCGTTTAAATGCCGCATACGATACTGCTGAAGGTAGTCCAAACGCTCACGACTTCTATGCAATGAAGCAATTAGAAGACGAATTTATTAAACATTTAGGTCCTGAAGAAGGTCGCGCTGCATTTAAATCAAGATTTGCTGAACCATTGGCTGCGACAACCGGTGGGGCAGATCCTAACGCAAACTTAATGACTGCCGCATACACAAACTTTGTAAAAAACACTGGTAAAGAATTGCCAGAAAATACCTACGATTTACCTTTTCCGGTAGGAGGTCGATTTATTGCAACCAATATTGATCAAGCTAAAAAGCTAAATGAACTAGGTGGGATAGATCCGATTAATAACCCAAAACGATATAATTTTGCAGCTGATTTTATGGGGCACCAAGATCGGCCAACAATTGATGAGCAAATGATGGCTTTGTTTGACCCCAAAGGAAAAAAAGCCCCCGAATGGTATGGTGTTAATGAGCAAACTATTAATGATCTAGCTGCTCAAAGAGGCGTATCTCCAGTTAACTTTCAAGAAGTTGCTTGGGCTGGTGGTAAAGGTTACGGAGGTAAACCAATGATGCAAGAGATCAATGAGATGATCCATCGCACCAGTCGAGTGACAGGCCAAACTCCTGATGAAGTATTAAAAGGTTTTATCGAAGGTAACAAACCGATGTATGGTGCCGGCGCCGCTGGATTGGGAGCTTTAGGTAGTCAAGAACCGGAGTCAAAAGCCGAAGGCGGTCCCGTGCTGTCTTTACCAATGGGCGGTGGTTTAAATTACACAATGCCAGGGTTTGCAAACAATAGATAACTATTTACGGTAACGGGTTCCAACCCATCCCTCTGCAGCTAAGGGAAATTCTGGGGCCCAACTAGGGGGCGTCGTCATGATGTTGATCACGTCCTCTAGCGCAATATCTTTTCTCTCCTCGTCAACCAACAACAACACTTCATCGTGGATGGAGTTGACAATCTGGTATCCTGCTTTATCTAGGCTCAACATAGAGAACGCTAAGAAGTCTCGAGCCGTCCCTTGTGTGGCACTCTGAAAGATCGAGCTGCCAATCAATGGATTAAGTCCCCACTTACGTGTGTAAGTATTTACACTCATTACCTTAACAGTTTTGCCCAATTGCCCCCACGGTTTCATTTCCTCTGCCACCTCAGGCTTCTGCCAATAGATCGACCTGCCACTTGGTAACCTTAAGCTAAGACCATATTTGTCAGCACGAATAACAAGCTTATCACCGGCTTTAACCGTTCGACCCGGATGTTCAATTGCTTCAATTGCCGCTTGTTCGCACTGAGACCATAAAGCTTTAACCTTGGTATACGATTGCCGATAACTTTCTACTGCTTTTTCTGATTCTCCGATTGACATAGATACCCCCATGCCTTTTGCGTAATCCACAAGTCCCTTGGATCCTTGGCCAAACATACAGCCTAAAACTGCGGATTTCGCAATTTGTCGCTGTTCTTTGGTAACTTCTTCATACGGAATGCGATAAAGTGCGCTAGACGCAAACATTTTATATTCGTCTAGTCCTTGCCTAAACATTTCTACTTTGTCCGTTTGTCCTGCCAAATAGACACCCACTCTATTTTCGATCGAGCTAAAATCGACGTCCACGAAGGTTTGTCCGTCAGGAGCTTTGATTGCACTTCTAACCAATGATGACAATTCTTGCATGGTGCCAATTCCTTGGCCAAAGACTCGCGGGATCGCGTCCTCAATCTCGCTATCACTAAGTGTAGGCCGCGCGATATTTTGTAAATTGAGTCCGCCGCGAGAAGCCCAACGGCCCGTACTCGCCCCATGATAGACCAGCGTATTTCTAATTCGTCCATTTCGTTGTATCTCCAATATTTTAGCGTACTTAGCCACGCTAGTTTGACTTCCTTCTTGACGTAATTCTAACGCACGTTTTACTTTTGGATGTAGTCCACCGCGTTTTAATTTTTCGGTCACTGTCTCAGCGGTTAAGTTTTCTAAATTGGCGCCGTGAGAATTTAACCAATTTAATATTTTTTGTCTTTCCGATGGTTTACATCCAGTAAATGCAAATAATTCATCATCAAGTGCCTTTTGTGCATTTTTTACGGCACGCACTGCATTTTCGACCTCCACAATCGACACAGGAACGCCGATCACATTGATCCTGTTAGTAAGGGTCCAGATCTTATACTCAAGCGGCGAGAGGTCCTTTAACTTGCGTCCTATGGCCATCTCAGTCTTTACGTCGGTTTTACAGTACTCAAATAGCTGTTTTAATAGCTCGGGATCATAATTAAACCCATTTTTGTATGGTTTGCATAGTTTTTGAATGAGTTGCTTACCGATCGGGTCTTTTTGATAATCAGAATTAATTGCAGCACCGGCATCTTCCAAACTCTGTGGAATATTATTGGCCGCAGCAATTCCCATCGTGTCGATACATTGTTCTAATTTAAGTGGAGGCCACCCATATTTTGGAACGCATACGCAATTCCAAATGGTGTATTCAAACATGGCATTCCATGCTTGGATCTTGCCACCTTTTTCAACATGTTTTAATAGATACTTGAGGGTATCGCTGTTTGGCTCGTTAACCAAAACATTTTCTGGTTCTGTGCCGTAAGCGATGCAGATAACTTCTGTGGATGGATCGTTGGCATATACATCTAAGCCACGATCTTTTAGATCGATATAACTACGTGTTTCAAAGTCAATTGAGTAGACCATTTTAATGCTCCTAAGGCTATGGGACGTATCCCTGTTGGAGCGGGATGCGGGAATCGAACCCGCGACCGAAGTTTGGAAAACTGCTGTTTTGCCATTAAACTAATCCCGCTGTATTACTATTCTGTTACTATAAATATGGGTGTTCCCTCACCCAAGTAAGATCCTAACATGTTATATTCAAACCAGTCAAGCGCTTCTTCGTCTGTCATTCCCTGGTCTTCCATTAAAGACTGCAATACTAAGTGTGTGTCATAGATTACTTTAGAACCATCGTAGGTCATCCCTACGATGCACTTGTCATAATACTCCCGAGGCTCCATCAAAAGAGCCTCGGGGTCTAAACTATCAAGCTCCATAGTCTTTCTCCCCTTCTGCGTACATTTCTTCTATGCTATATCCGACAGGACCGTTTTGTCCAATAATGTCGACCCTTTTTTCGTCTTCCTCAGTCCACAGCTCAGGCGCTTCCTCTTTCACCTTGCGGAAGATCCTGTCAAAGTTATCCTCAAACGCCTTGCTGTTTAGTTTGGAC